TAGCTTTAACAGACAGATCTTTCAACTGTGCGATTAAATACTTTTGTTGGTTACTAAGATCAGCTTCAGCATAGCCTTTGCCATCAATACTTAATACATTTTCATCAGCCATTTTGTTCTCCTTTTCGGTGTTAAGGTTAAACTATTCTAAATAATTATTTTCCTTTTTGCTTTCTTCAGATTTTTCTTCTTTTTCCCAAGGAACTCCTTTAGAAGAAGTTGTGGAAGCTAAAGGTTGTAATGTAGCTACTGCACTTTCAATTTCACTTTTTGATATTTTACCCCAGACCCAACCTAAAGCTTTGTCTAGTGTAATGTCTGCATATGGGATAAAACCAGAGGCAGAGGCATCATAAGTAAATTCACAAGAGTTTGTCTTGTTTGCTCTGTTGCCATTTTCATCAACACCAGTGCAACGCCATTGTGCACGATAAACACCACCGTCGGAATTTTCACGCCAAAGATTTACTATGTCCCATGTGTAAGTTATTGCCATCTTTTATGCCTCCAGTGCGGTAATACGAGCCTCTAGCTCCTGTATTGTTTTTACTAATAAGGGTACAAGTTTCGAGTGATCAATTTGTTGATAAACTGGTACTACTTTGCTTGCTACCCAACTTGTATCAGATGCGTAGGTAGGTTCAATTTTATTTCCTTCTGAATCTGTTTTTTCAGTTTTTCCTGCTATCCAGTCCGCTTCTGTTATATTTTCTTCAATTACATTACCATGTGAATTTAAAACAGCATTGGTAACAGTTTTTGTTTCATCTTTATCGTTAAATACTGATTCTGGTACAGCACCAGATGCTTCGTGTGCAAGAAATCCATCTACTAAAGTATTTGTTTCATCTTCGATCCAATTAAATCTTGCAGGTTTTAATTGTTTGAGACGAGTAGTTCCATCCCAATCATAGCTTACATTCTCTTTTAACCTATAATCTGACGATGTGTTATAAGAGGTTGCTGAAGTGGTTGTTTTTATCGTTCCCTTTTCAACTCCTGCTGCATTTTGAAACTGAATCATTGTAGCGTTGTTACCACCTGTTGCCCTAGAATGACCCATTTGCATCATTGAGACATCAGACAAATCTTGATAAAAAACACCTAATGTTGTTATGTTTGTGCTTCGTATATCACATCTTCTTGATACAGCAGTCGTTCCCATACCAATAGCAACACCAGAGGTGGAGTTTGGAGCTATTTGTAAACAATTTGAAATAGCACCAACTTCAATTTTCATTATCGCAGGAACAGAAGAAGATGAAGTAGCACTTTGAATAACTTGTATTCTTGCTGCTTCATTGGCAACAGCACTTGTGTTAACACCTTTAAAATTAATTAAACCTATAAAATCATCAACTCCTGTTGCGGTGTAGTTTCCAGAAGTAGCAGGTGTTTTTTGAAAAGTGATATAAGGTGTATGACCATCCGTTGCAGAGCGACACGCTAAAGAAAACCCTGTGTCTTCGCTTACCATTGTTACGTTTAGATCAGCACCATTGGTTACCTCGTTAATTTCACCTATCATCACAGCACCGCCACTGTTTATAGTCATTCTAGGTTCGTCTGATTCCAGTTTTGTAGTACCTGTGTAAAACCGTAAGTCCATGTTTCCAGATGTGTCTTCTGATTCACATCTTATTCCCGCATAATTTGGAGCAACTCCTAGACTATTATCAATATTTTTAAAAGCTAATGCTCCAATATGAGCACCTGACCCAATGTTAGTAGAAACACTGTTTCCGAGTATTAAGTCGCCACCATCTCCACCAGATATTTCTAAAACTTTAGCTAGAGAATGTATGCCAACGGCATTAGCACCGCTACCGATAGAAACGCCACCGCTGTTATCTATCCTCATCCTTTCACTTGCAGAATTAGCACCATCGGCTGTAGTATTAAAAATCAGTCTTCCTGGCATATCATTTGCTCCAGGAGTGCCATCTACCACACCAAAGATAGATGCGGCTGTTTCAAGGTCACCACCGTCCATACCTTGAAATTCTATTCTACCTAATAAATCTCCATCTTGTACGATGGTAGTAGAACCAAGAGAATTTCCTCTACTTTTACCAAATATTAAAGGGGCGGGATCAGAATCGTTAGAGTTTTGAATCATACCAATTCCTGCGTATGGCGCAGTCCCAGCAGCTTCTATCTGCATAATTATTTCAGCACCGTAAGCGTCATATTGGTGAGTAGTATTGTGTCCTATAAACACTTTGTCTTCATCACCATCAACAAATAACATATTCTCGATGCCATTAGACTCAACACGAAAGTCTAAATCTATAGAGTTTTCGTTAAATACTGTTTCAGAAGGCGTTAACTTTACACGACTTCTTGAAGTACCTGCAACCATTGTATCAATATGAAGTTGACCATCTTCAGTACCATCAGACACATCAGGAGTCGTAATATACAATTCTGAGTATGTAACATCTTGAGAATTATCATTACGAGAATTAAACTGTATTCTACCTGCTATGTCATTATCAGCAGGACTAGAAGAGTTACGATATAAATTTAAATTTGGTCCAACACTTGCATCTGCATCTGTTGACTTTAAAGTAAGAGTGTCTGAATTATCAGCAGTTGTTATTGTAGACGCACCCTCAGATGTAAAAGAACCAACATTCAACGAGGCAAAAGCATCAACAACAGCAGCTCCTGATCCTGCACCGTCTAAATAAACAGCCTTAACATCTCCTGGAGGGATCGTTACATTTGCACCAGAACCTTGGCTTATAATAATGTCTTGATCACCACTTGTGCCGTTTTCAATAAAATGAACTCTTGATAAAGTATTTGGGGCTATTGTAATCGTACATGTAGAATCTAGTGTACCTGTATATTTAATATACATAGAGCGAGCAGGGTCTGTAGCCCCATCCGCAACAGTAGAGGTGTGTGTATCTGCATTAGTCGTTATAGCTTCTGTGCCAAAACTAAAGCCTTCTGCAATTAATTCAAGGTTCGTGTTAGTTGTATCCCCCCACGTTCCTGATTGTTCACCTGACCCGATTTCTTCTAATCGTAAATCATTTGTATATACACTTGCCATATTTTATCTCCTTATGCTGCTATATCTATCCAAGAAGGGGTCTGACTTGGTGATACTGCACTAAAATTGGGAGTCTGACTAGGTGAAACTTGACTCCAGATCGGTTTAATGTTTCCTAAAGAAGCAGTGAGACCAAACCCTGTAGCTTCAATAGTTACACCTGATAAAGTCTCTATTTGAGCACTGTTAATCGTAGCAGTGGCACTTAACCCTACGTTTGTCTCAAACGTATTGCCTATTGCAGAAGTTCCTGACACACCCATCTGTGTTTCAAAAACATTACCTAAAGAGGTAGTACCTGCAACGCCAGTAACAGATATATTTGCATCCCCAGTAATTGTAGAAGAACCTACACTCCCTGTTGCACTTACTCCTACATTTGTCTCAAACGTATTACCTAGTGCAGAAGTTCCTGCGACTCCTGTAACGGAAACATTTGCATCCCCAGTAATAGAGACAGAATCAACCGCACCTGTACCTGCAAGTCCAGTGACTGAAAGGTTTGAGTTAGCAATGACTGTAGTTGCACCTACAGAACCAGTGGCTCCAGGAAGTACAACTTCTGAGTTCCACGCGCCTTCGTTCCATCCTCTGGTGACGCTATTCCACCCATGAAGTGCAACGATAATGTCAGACATTAGGCTATCCTAATTATAGCATTACTCGCATCTGCTGTAGGAAACACTATGGTAAAATCACCAGAGCTTGCTGCTTTATCTGCTCCAAAATCTAATACAGCTACAGAAGGATCCCCTGTTGCTGTATCATTAAATATTAACGCCCCTCTTACCGCTGAGATTGTTACGTTACTAAACACCTCATCAGCAAAATCAACTAATGCTGTTGTTCCACTAGCTGTAGGCGTAACAGGATTTAAAGCTTGTCCTTTAGCCGTATAATTGGTTCCACTAATTTCATTACTAGTAGTGTATCCTGTTGTCGCTGCTGTAAATGAAGCACTATTGTCGTACAATGCGATATTAAAAGTGTTGCCTGTCGTAGCAGTGAAGTTGTGAACACCTTTTAAAAGTTCTGTTTTAAAAGAGGTACACAGAAAATTTCCCGTGAAAGCCATTACATTCTCCTTATATATTCTGCAAGTTTCGGGTTTCCAGAATCTTTTAATGCGTTGTATATAGTAGTTCTATCACTTTTAATAGCTTGTTTCATGTACAACGCAATAATCGTTTCCATTTGTTTGCGATAAGCATGAGCTTGATCACGTATTGCAGGGTGAGCATTGTCAGATATGCCAACTATTTTATCGACACATCTTTTGGCTGTTTCCTCTGGAGTAAACCCCCTGTTGTCTGTAGTTTCAACCGTAACAGAAAAGTTATTAGACATACCTAACGATTCTGTGAACATTATGTCCTAGCCTTTCTTATAGATCCTGATAAGTATTCATCTGTCACTTCTTTAGCTTCGCCTAAGTTTTTAAGTCTTGCAAGAGATTCCGCATAACGAGAGTTATACATATTCATGGTTTCTTGATCACCTTTCATATAAGTATAACACTCAATTAATCCTCCGTAAAGTAGAGCAAGTTCACCATTTTCACTAATCCAAGAAAGGGTAGAATCAGACCCTATACTTGATAACGTGCCTGTTGCTCCGCTAGAACTTCCTGTAATGGTTTCACCAACAGTAAAATCACCGCTAGGAATTGTAACAATAAGTGAAGTAGAGGAAGGTACGGAAACAACATCAGTCGTTTCTCCACTTGTGCCTCCTGTTATTGTATCGCTTGCTGTAAAAGTTCCTACCACGCTTGTTAAAGTCAAGGTAAACGAACTTGCTGTCAAACTAAGAGGACGATAAAAATAACTTATTTCTACAGCATAATTACTATCAGGAGTAGGAGCTACTATAAAATTGTCTACATCAAACTGTGCGTAATATTTAGGAGTTCCTGTGGTTGAGGGGTTAGGGTTATAAGATTGTACAAACTCTAACTCTTTAAAGTCTAAAAACTCAAAATTACTATTGTTGGTAACTGATACAGAATTAGGAGCTAAAAAATCTACAGGACAATTTAAAAATTTATTGCTTGCAGTCATAGACCCCGAAGCATTCTTTTGAAAAAGATTTAATTGTACTGATTTTAGTATGCGCTCTTCTGCAAGTCTGATAAACATTGGCAGATTAGAAACAAAAGAAACTTCATCGTTTTGAGTATAATCTTTTAAAGCTTGTTTTAAGGTTGAATAGGTAAAACTCATGTTGTAACCTCTACTTTCCCTACAGAGCTAATTCCTTGTATCGACGTTTTGGTAAAAAGAGGAAATGTATTTTGACCTACAAGTATTTCTACAGGTTCTTTTCTATCGGGACGAGGATGCCACAAAGCTTCTGGCTCAAACGGAACAGGACTTGGTTCTAATTGAGGGTGCTTTTCTTCATAACATTCAGGACATACTCTCAAACCGTTCCATTCTTCACGCAATGAAAGATAATCATATTGTTGACCGCATCGGTCACATAAAGCTAAAGCGTATTGTCCACTTGCAAATTTCATCTTATAAACGTATAATAATCTCTACTAGGGGTTAATGTTAAACTGGCTCGATCGCGGTCTTCCGCAGCAGCTCTTTCAAATTCTTCCTCATACACTGCTTTTAACAGTTGCACTCGATTCGGTGCTTTTTTCAAACTGATATAGTAGGCTAATCCTGCTGCTAAACATGGATAAAACCTAAACGGCACATCTACCGTATTTTGTGGGTTATCTACATCATCTATTCTTACAAGCCTGTCAAAAACAAGCGTGTATGTTGTTGCATCAGGAGTTCCCCACAATTTTACAACAGGTGTGATTTGCCTATCTATATAAAATTGTGAAGGTCGTGCAGTTGTTCGTTTGCTCGGGATATTTATAAAAGTGTCACGACTTATTCTACTTATAGAAATATCTGATTGAGTTGAAGCACCTGCATTTTGTCTTATAACTGCAGACAAAATATCTATAGTGCTTCTAACATTAGTAAAATCAACAGCAGCCGTAACGGTTGTAGTCGCACCGCTCGTACTACCTGTAATTGTTTCTGTAGCAACAAAAGTTCCAGAAGGTATGGTTATAGCAATAACAGTAGACGATGTGACGCTAGTTATAGAAGCAGTCGCGCCACTTGTACCACCTGTGATTGTTTCACCCACCGTAAAAGAGCCACTAGCTCCTACGGTCATAGTTAAAATTCCTGCAGGATAATCGGCAATATCG